TCATACATGTGATTGTGATTGGTCTTCGGACAGATGGGGGCGGAAAGATGCGCGCGGGTACACGGGTGCGTGCGCGTGCGTACACGTGCGCGTGCGTGCGCGCGTTACCTGTTGGCGTGTCTGGGTGTGCTCATTAGATCAGACATCTGATGAGAACCCAGGCCACCACTGGGATCTGGGGTACCCCATGCGCTGGATCTGGCCCCCACCCACCGATTTTCTCAATAGTAGTTGCAAATGAGAATCAACAAGGGGGTACGGGGGAGACGCGCAGCGCGCGCTAATAGGTGCCCCTTCGGAAATTTGTGCTTAAATACTCTCAGTTGGCCAGATGCAACATGCCTAAGCAACTTCGCTGCGACGTCTGCGGCCAGATGGTTTACATACCCCCGAAGTACAGAGGCATGTCAAAGGGAGCGCGTCACGCGGGCTGCATTCCCACCGAGGGGGCCGTCAGGGCACCGAGGTGGGGTGGGCGGTTCATGAGATTTTTTCGACGGCTTCAAAACCTCCAGATGTCATCCACCTCCGGGTGAATGCTCGGGAGATCTGCAATCGGGTCATATTCGCGGTCTTCTAGAGCCGCTGTGATTGATTTCACCAGGTAGGGGTTCTTAGCCTTCCGAGCCGCTCTGAGGGCCTCTAGAAGCCTCTCCCGGTGCTCGGGGGTAGGCATAGTCATGTGATCATCTTTGTCTGCGTTGTGGGGTCTTCTGGGTGGCTCTCAGGACCAAAACCTTTAGCCATTAGTTCTTGCTTATCTAGATCTGGTTTTGGAAGACACTTTTCAGCAGTCTCCACAGCCCATTCTTTGAGCTCTTTACCGGTCTCTGTGTATTTAGCTGTTCCTAATACTCTCCAAACATCTTTCGGATCCTTATCAGAGATACATCTAGAAGAGTTCTTATAGAGAATTACAAAGTAATTACTCCCCTCTCTCATCCTATGATGTTCTACATAGAGACCTCTACCATTACTAGGAAATGGTGTTGGTTTCATAGATAGTAATAACTATGAGTATATGGGTTTGGTGATGTGTATGTGTATGTGATTTGTGTGTGGTCACCTTCACCCAGACCTGGGGGAGTCGCTGGTGCTCTCTCCCTACGGTACCGACTTGGGGGGCGTGTGTTTATTTACAGGGATCTGTGTGTTCTGTTCGTGCCACGAAGTCGTCAAAGCACAAGGAGTTTCACCCGCCACAGTCTTGATTTAGTTGTTTGGTGTTTGTGTGTTTGAAGAAAAGGCCCAATGTGTTTCGAGAGGGCCTTTCACCGCAAATCCACACAGAAGAGCACCACTTCTTCTGCATAAGTGACGCCACTCTTGACTACCACTCGTAGATGCCAGTGTCTACCTGGGTTTTGAGCTCTTTGAAGGAGCGACCAGTGGCTAGTGCATCTGTGGCTTGTGTTGCGTAGTTGTCGAAGGCGTATTGCATTGCTGCCCACTCCTCGTGACGGCGTTGTGCCTGGAGCTTGGTGGCAGACAGGGCGACAGCATCAGTGAAGTACCTGACACCCTGTGCGAGGGCATCAGCCCGGTCATCGTGTTTGACAGCACCGGCTTCGCGGCACATACGGCTGAGCTGATAGCCGAGCATGTACTCGAGGCGCTTCTCCGGAGGTGCATCAGGGTTAGAGGCGTAGTCCCACTCCCAGACCTTCGGATCAACGATCAGCTTGTGTTGGTTCATCACCGGCTCGAGCGTGTCGATGATGCGTTCTTCCTTGCGGGTGGTCGCGCGTACTTCTTCGATCTCCATACCACCACCCATTTGTGTGATGTGACGTTTGAAGAGTTCGGTGATCATTCCATCGCCGAAGTTGGATTCGCAGAGAAGACGTGTTGCTTTATATCTTCGACCAAGCCTGATAATGCTAGAAAGGGTGGCATCAGAATAACCATCCCGGGAGGCGTAAATATCACGAACAAAGATATAACCATTAGCCTGTGATAACACCACAGCAGTAGTTTCATCAGTGCCTCTACCGGAAGGGTCGACGGAGACGATGGATTCGCTGTAGGGCACGATGCCCTCGTCGATAAACATGGGGCCGTAAAAGCGGTCTCCGGGCAGTCCTACGGGGTTTAGGTCTTTGACCATGTAGCGCGGGTCAGAAGACCACGCATAGGCCTCTGCACATTCATTGCCCAGGGGCGTGACGATGAGGTCTGAGAACTTCAGGGGGAACTTCTCTGCATCGCTCATGCTGGTGTCGAGCATGAACTGCAGCATGAAGTTGGATCGGCCCATAGCCGACTCCCGCTCCATCAGATCAAGTTCGTCGAATCGAGTGTCGGTTGGTGTCCACGCCTCTGCGCCGTTCTCGATATCTGCGACCAGCTGCGGTGCGAGTAGGCCCTCATATTTGCTGGTGTCTCGTGGGTAGCGTGCAGGCCAGACGAACGGGCGGTAGGAGCGTTCTGCAAGTTTTCGGTAAACTGTGAATGTCGACTGCGGAGTCCCAAGAAAGAGTATTCGGGAATCATCATTAGGCGTAAGGATTGACTCTGATTCAGATACAAGTTGTAGGAGCTTTTCGCGTTGGCTATCTGTGGCTGAGTTCTGGGGAACCTCAACGTCATCAAATACCAATAGATCCGCACGGGAACCAGTCATCTGCCCAGTAATACCAACACTCTTCACGCTCGGTGCTTGGTGCGGTTTCGCTGGGCCTACATCGAAAGAAATACGGGACCATCTCTGATCCGAGTCTTTCGGTTTCAGGTGGCCTAGCCATTCTATATCTAGGATAAGTTTTTGACAGAAGATAGAGAAGTTATCAGCACGTTCTTTAGAGGCTGAAATAACCATGATCTTACGATCAGGGTCACTGTATAAATTCCAGAGCACAAACGCTGCCGTAATCCAGGATTTACCAACACCACGAAATGCACTGATCTGTAATCGCTTTGGTCCATGCTGTAAGTATTCAGCGATTGCTAGTTGCGCCCGTGTGGGCTTTGGGAGATCTAGTTCTCTCCACACCAGCGTCAGGAAGACCCGAAAGTCTTCCCTCAGCTTGGCGTCTAGTACTTCTACAGACATAAATACTCGTGGGGCGAAATGCCCCACTGGTTTTGCTTAAGCTTTCTTGGCCTTCTTCTTAGGGAAGCCTGCCTTCATGTTGGCGTAGGCCTTGGGACTAATTGTTGACTTTTTCTTAGACCGGCTAGTGCCAGCTTTCTTGCGGGCGTTGATGTTGCGATAGAGGCTCATTTCTTCATCCCCTTCTTTTTCTTAGGGGGACGGCCCACTTGTTTTCCGTAGGTTCCTTTTCCTTGTGGCATGGTTATCAAGCGTCGACGTGGGAAGCCAGGCCGGTAGAGGTGGCAGTAACAGCGTTGCCACGCTCACAGACCTCAGCAAGGATGTCAGCGGCGTCACGGACAGTGGCACCGGCAGTAAGAGCAGACAGGGCAGCCAGTGCGGCAGCATCCAGCTCCTGGGCAAGCTCGAGATAGTTAAGGGGCGAAGTCTTCTTCGCAATAGCAGCGGAAGTTGTAGCAGTCATGTAATTAAGAAGCAGAGAGAATCAGGAACTCTTCCACCCGCATGGATCCTTTTTTTTGATTGCAGGAACGACACGCAGTCGTGCAGTTGGAAGCGTCCCACCTTGCACCTCCCGCACAGCGGGGGCGGATGTGATCAATAGTTAAGTCTTCAGTTGAGCCGCAATATGTGCATCTGTATCCGTCCCGAGCAAATATGTTTTCCCTCCACATTCGCTTCGCATCAGATGCGCGAAACGTGAGGAGGTCATACATGAGGCTTCGGGGAGTTTCCATCGGTGGCTCATTTAATTTCTATTTCTTGGTCGATTTACCGCCCGACCCGTTGCGTGCCCGGTTACTGCTGGCGCTCTCGCGCACGATGCGACCGGATTTGGTGTGGCTGTAGTCCTTACCGCCTTTGCCGTAGTTACCGTCCTTGCGTCGAGCTGCATTCAGCTCTGACCGGTAGGCGCGATTAGCGGGGGTTTTGTTGCGCTTGCGCTGCGCTGCGTTTTTCTTTGCTCGAGCCTCTGGGTTGCTGCGGTAGTAGGCAGCAGAGCGTCGAGGCTTAGCAACTCGTTTGGGGGCCATCAGAGGGCCTCCTGCACATCATCAAAGGTCAACTCAGGGATGAGCCCGGCCAGAGACGCCAGGGGCGAACCTGCAACGGGGACACCGGTGATGTCGTTCTTGGCCAGCCAGTCGATGGCTGCGCGTAGGTCGGCCGTAGTGGCCTCCCCAGTTTTGATGCGTTGGACGAGTTCGTTCGTCAGCAGTAGATGTAGCTCATTGAACGAATCTTCAGTCGCTCTTTTGTTAGCCATTAGTAAGCCCTAATCATCATCAGCAGTTTGTAAAGCAGGTACCACAGGCACAGAATTAGTAGAAGTTCCAGCATTTTTTAAGACAGAAACAATAGGGACAATGTCACTACACAAGTGTTCAAATCGTGAGCCAGGCCTAAAGGTGAAGCCGTCTTTTTGCAGGGCCGCACACTTACCAGCTCGGAGGAGGGCGTAATCCAACCTTTGGCGTTCTTCAACGCGCCTTGCGATGGACTTACAGCGCTCGACCATGCCTCCATCGAGAGGCACCATGAAGTTGACCTGAAAGCCCCAGTTGTGATTAACAACGTAGCCCTCAGGATCCTTAGGATTTGTATCATTCCCCATATAAAAAGGGGAGAAAGTCATGGTCGACCCGTTGCAACTTGTGCCGTTCCTAAAGTGTTGTCGAGACGGAGCTCCATTGTTCTGAAATTGCACCGCCTGGTTGTTCACTGTTCCCACTGCCTGAGTGGTTGGAGCTGAGGTTAAATTAGTGTCACCCTCTGCATACGCAGGGGCACACATAAGTATCACTGGGAGAAGATACTTAGCGTAGTTTCGTTTATGGTGGTGGTTATATCCTCGGTGATGTCGATCGTTTCGATCAGACCGGCAGGACGATCCACGATCTCCATTTGCCATGGCTGAGTAGCGTCAGTGACGCTGAAAGTGGTTGCTGAGTCTGAGATGTCACCAGAAGGGGTCACGTTCGTGCCGGACCAGCTTTTGTGATCACCTCCATAAACCTCGTGGGCGACAGACCGTTGAATGTCAACGGTTGTAGTGGACGTGCTCTGTGATGAGCCTTGACTCCAGCTTGGAGTTACAGACTGTGCTTGAGCATGAACACCCGCGAGAATTAGAAGAAGTAGAAGTTGAATCTTCATTCTTTTCGTTCGCGATTGATATGGAAAGTTGCAAGCGTCCCACTGAGAATTGAGGCCACGTAGGTGGGATCCATCTTCTCCATTAAGCCTGCATAGGATGCAGTTAAGAGGCCTGCACTCCACACCAAAACTACAAATTTAATGAGCGTACCTACTACTTCGTTTTGGCTCTTTTTGAAAGGCGATTCCATGCTTGTTTCAGTACAGGTTTCATGGCGGTAACTAGCCACTTAAAAATGGCAGTTGCTGTAAGCGTGGCTGCTACGGAGACAACTGCCGTTGTACCTGCAGTTGCCAAAATTTCAGGGGTCGGTAGTGGGAGCTCGAAGTCAGTACCAGGTAGATCTAAGTATTGAATTTCTGGTGGCTTAGGGAGCTCTGGCTTCGGTGGTGTGGGTGTGGGTTTTTCTTCCTTCTCAGATGCGTCACCACCGCCAGCAGGCTGGAGACCTTTAGGAGGCACCAGCAAGGGTTTGTAGGACGGTAGCTCGATCGTTGGCACCTCAAGTACCGGCCGGGGCAGGGATAGGGGTTCAGGGAGCTTGTGGTCTGGAATTACTAAGGGCTCTGGGAAGTCAGTCAACTTCCAGGCCGCGCTTCACGAAGTCGACTAATTCATCATCGACCCGACTTTCGGTGCTGGCTGCCAACTTCTCGAGGAGAGAAACCACCAACCGCTTTACGGAATCAGTGGCAACAAATTGAAGGAGAATAGGCTTAATTACTGCGATCATGGTGTAATTTTCAGATAGGGTTTTATTTGGGCCAGTTCGATTACTTTGAACTTGGCTTCTGTCATGCCTTGTGCTTCCATTGCCCAGATCCTGTGGCGACCGTCGAGCAAGCGGTATGGAAGCTTGGCTGGATTATCAGCTCGAAGGACTATGCCGGGTTTTGATATGTCGGCGTAAAACATACCCACGCCATTGCAACATAAACAGCATTGGCGTTTTTTGGTCGCAATCTCATACATATCAAAGCGACATATATCGCTGAATTTAATTGGAACAAGTGGCGCTTGCTCAGCCAGCTCTATTATGTTGCCGACAAAGACACGATTTAATGAATCGATGCGCCACTCGTTATTGAACCATTTGTGCATTTACCAGCGTTTATCTGGACACGGTTGACTGCTTAAAGCTTTTGCATCAACAAAGCAACCGCATAGGCCGCACTGCATAAGGTTCTTATTCAAGTGTGGACATTCCCGGCAGATTTTTACTTTGCGTTTCCACTCACTTAGATAACTCATTTAAGCAGGAACTCAGCTAGTTCTTCTCGTGTCATAGGCGGCGTATCTTTAGGGATAGTCTCTTTGACTTCCTTGATAGCAGCATCGATTTCAGCTTGCAGCCTTGAGTCTCCATGTCGAGCCCAGTAAGCAGCATCCATCTGCTTATGCAGATCAGGGTAAAGGCCTTTACGCATTTCCCTGTAACCCATTTTGGGTCCTGGCGGCGGCTCAGAGTTATCTTTATTTGTAGGCTCTTCATACTCGATTACATCGCCAACATGAAATGGCATTTGCTGCCAGTTAGCTTGTTGGGGATTAAATTCGAGAATCCATTCGCAAAGTTCAGCTTTTGATAGAGCGCCTTTTGCAGCAGGAACAACAGCCCAGGTACCATCTGGAAAGTCAACAGTAATATCCGTATCGGATATTTCTCGAACAGTAAATTTCATAGTTATGCACCGGCCACTGAGCCGTTGTTAGTGAAAGAAAGTGAACTTCGGTTAGTGATATATGTGCCTCGTGATCCACCACTGGATCCAGATGAGCCGCCGCTTCCGCCGCTTCCGCTATTGCCGTTTGAACCGCCTGAGCCACCGCTTCCATTAGTGCGGTTGCCATTAGCGCCAGAGCTGCCTGTGTTTCCTTGGGCGCCGGTGTTACCACCGCTGCCGCCGTTGCCATTAGCTCCATTGCCTCCGTTTTGACCCCAGTCGCCGCCGTTGCCACCGGTTCCACCAGAGCCACCATGGCCTCCAGTGCCTCCAGTACCACCGCGACCACCAGTACCACCAGCACCAGCGTTAGTACCACCGTTGGAGCCGCCGGAGCCGTAA